GGCACTGCTGCTTACTCTTTGAGTGTGACCAAAAACTCTACAATCAAGTTTGGAGTGGGCATTGAAGTTGGCGAAGCTTATGTTTTGAGAGAGTTCTGCAAAAACATTCTTCACAATATTTTTGAATTCCGTTACAAGCAAAATCAAAGCGTTAAAAACAATGAGTAAAAAAACCGTTTTAATTCACAGCAATTTTTGCAAAGCCTTTACTGGATTTGGCAAAAACAAAAAAAATATTCTACGATATTTGTTTAATACTAACAAGTATAACATCGTTGAATTTGCTAATGGTCAAAATTGGCAGGGCAGAGAAACAGATAGTACTCCTTGGAAAACTTACGGATCTCTTCCAAGTCCAGAAGCATTTAATAAAATCACTGATCCTACTCGCCAACGAGCAGCATCTTATGGAGCAGAACTCATTGACGATGTTGTCAAAACTGTAAAGCCAGACGTTTACATTGGAATTGAAGACATTTGGGCATTCGACACTCTCTATGCCAAACCATGGTGGAATAAAATCAACTGCATGATTTGGACAACTCTAGACAGCTTGCCAATTTTGCAATCTGCTATTGATGCTGCTCCCAAAATTAAAAACTATTATGTTTGGGCATCATTTGCTGAAAAAGCATTTCAAGAGATGGGATACTCTCACATCAAAACATTGCGCGGAAGTTTAGATGCATCTTCTTTTTACAAGATGTCTGATCTTCAAAGAGCAGAGTTGAGAAACAAAAACAACTTGCAAGATGAGTTCATCATTGGTTTCGTATTCCGCAATCAATTGAGAAAGAGCGTTCCTAATATTTTAGATGGCTTTAAGATGTTCAAGGCATCAACTCCCAAAGCTAAACTCTTGCTTCATACTCATTGGTCAGAAGGATGGGACATTCCGCGACTCTTGGAAGAGAAGAGCATCAGCATGAATGATATCTTAACAACTTATTTTTGCAAGTCGTGCAGTTCTTATAGCGTGCAACCTTTTTCTGGGCAGCAAAAACAGTGTCCTCACTGCCAGACTCAACAGTCATTCTCTACAACCAACATCATGGATGGAGTTAGTGAATCTCAATTGAATGAAATCTACAATCTCATGGATGTTTACTGTCATCCATTCACTAGTGGTGGACAAGAAATTCCTATTCAAGAAGCTAAGCTCACAGAGTTGGTAACGTTAGCTACTGATTATTCGTGCGGCGAAGATTATTGTCATGAAGATAGCGGGGGTCTTCCATTAGATTGGTTTGAATACAGAGAGCCAGGTACTCAATTCATCAAAGCGTCCACTTGTCCAATTAGCATTTCTAATCAACTACACAGAGTTTATAATATGTCCGTTTCTGAAAGACAAGAGATTGGCGCTAAAGCTAGACAGTTTGTAATTGATGAATGCTCTATAGAAGTTATCGGCAAAAAAATTGAAGACATCATTGATGCAATGCCAGCAGTTGATTTTGATTTTGATTTTAAACTCATCGATAAAAATCACACTTACTCTCCTGAAAATTTAGACGCAGACAATGAAACATTTTTGATTGATCTTTACAAGAACATCTTAAATGAAGAAATGGATAAAAACTCCACAGGAGTCAAACACTGGTTGGGAGTCTTAGCGACTGGAACTCCCAAAGCTGACATTCTAAAACACTTCCAAGATGTTGCTCTCAAAAGTAATTCGGATTCTAAAATTATAGAGTTCGGCGATATTTTAGATTCTGATGATGAAGGTCGCAGAATTGCAGTTGTCGTACCAGATTCTGAAAGTGATGTTTTATTAGTGAATGGATTGATGAGAAACTTGAAGAAGCAGTATCCCAAACACAATATTTACATTATTACTAATCCAAATAATTTTGAATACATTGAAGACAACGTTTATATTCACAAGTGTATTCCTTACTCTCCATCCATTGATAGTTCAGCAATTTTAGAGGGGCAATCTCATCACAAAGGATATTTTGAACTAGCTTTCTTTCCAACAATCACCACTCAAAAAGTCATTTCCTTTGTTCACAATGGAAAAGATAAAATTCAATTCCCACTAGTATGAGCCATCTCATTGAAGAATATTCTAAAAGTTTAGGAGTGAAAATCTCCAAACCAATTGTTTCTCGTCACTTTTATCCTGTGATGTTTGACAATTACATTACCATTCAACTAGCGCCAGAGATTAGCGCTAAAAAGTATCACTACTATGAGATTGTTATTGATCTTATTAGTAGTCAATTACGAAAGCTTGGCATCTCAATTGTGCAAGTTGGCGCTACTCCAGAAACTAAATTAAAAAACGTTGATATTAGTTATGGTAAACTAAGATTTAAAAATACAGCCTACATTGTTTCAAAATCTAAGCTGCACATTGGAGTGGACGATGCTTTATCTCACTACGCTAATTCAGTTAATGTGCCTCAAGTAACATTATTTGGCAATGTGTTTAGTTCTGTCACAGATGGATACTGGTGCAAATCAAAGATTAACATTGAAGCTCCTTGGAGTGTGAAACCTTGTTTGAGCAATTATGATCCAGAAGACTCTATTAATAAAATTCTTCCAGAAACCATTGCATCTGCCATTTTAAAATCTTTAAAACTAGATGATAAAGTTCCTTTAAAAACTCTTTTTACTGGCAGAATGTATCACAACAAAATTGTCGAAATTGTTCCAAACTTTTTTAATCCATCATTAGTGCCAGCAACCGAATTTTGTTTTTTAAGACTAGACTGGGCAGATACTAGCGAGGGTTGGACTCATTGGTTTCAGCATTTGAATCGATTTGCCATCATCACAGACAAGTTTATTCCAATCGAATTGCTTGATGCTGTTAAGCATAAAATTCACATCTTGTCTTTCGTTGTTGATGAACAACACAAGCCAGCAGTTGAGTACTTGGAGCTATTGAAAAAATTAAAAATTCAATTTCATCTTCTTGTAAAAAATCCAAGTCAACTAGCAGCTTTAAGATATGAATTTTTTGATTATTCAGTTCAGGAATATGGAATGGATTCTAAAGATCTTCTTCCCAAAGACTTTTCTTTTAAAAATGCATTTTTTAATTCTAGTAAAACTATTCTCTCAAACAATAAAAAATACAACAGTCGATATCACTTATTAAAAGATGAAACATTTCTTGACAAGAACTTTGAACTATGCGAAGATGAAGTTCTCTTAGAAGAATTAAAACATTTTTATGTCTACTCAAAATAGTGAAGTCTCAGAAGTCGAAACGCAAACCAGCGAAACTCCCAGTGGTAAAGTGGTATCTAGTCATCCGCCAAGTCACATTGATTGCAAACGCAATGAGTATGGATTGCTCAATTCAATTAATTATTCATTCAACGAGGATGGATCTGTTAATTGGCGCAGCATGATCAAGCCTGAATTTCTTTATCCAAACAAAGACTGGTTTGATCTCAGAAAGCAAACTGTTCCAACCTCCTCTGAAGGTTTAACAGACAAGCAGCTTCTCATCATGCTGGGAGGAATCAAAGAACTGGCAAAGCTTCGCGGCTTTACAAAAGTAAAGTATTCATTAGATTATCCTAGAGATAATTATGTTGTGGCCAAGTGCTCCATTGATTGGATTCCAAACTATGAAAATGCTGAAAGTGTCGTTTATGAAGATGTAGCAAATGCTACTAGTGACAACACTGATCTTTTTTGCTTGAAGTTCTTGGAGACTATTGCTTGCAACAGAGCTTTTGTTCGCTGCGTTCGTAACTTTTTAAACATTCACATTGTGGGTGCTGATGAAATTGACAAGTCCAAAAACAGAGTCTCGGACGTTGCTGAGCTTATGATTTCTAATGCAGTGCCAATTACTGCACAGGGAGCCTTAGAGAAGGCTGCAAATGAATTGCTTCATGTTCAGAGCTTGGAAGAGTTTAAAGCGTTCCTGCGCAAACTGTGGAAGAAAGCAAGCCCAACAGAGCAGAAAGAACTGTCTGAATTGCTCTCAGATGCTAAAGAGTGGAATGTGTTCAAAGATATTCCCTCGAAACAATCTAGAATGCTTCTCAAACTGACCAATGAGTATAAAAAGAATAACTAATCCTGAAGAATTTAAAATTGTCTTGGACGACTTGATGGAATCTTTTCAGCAAGAAGATGTTGATAGCGCTCATCAATTTTTAAAACATGATGTTCAATCCATCAAAAATGCTTTCTGCTACAAAAGTATATTAGCATGGGACTTGTTAGTTTGGGCTAATCATAATGGATCAAAATTTGATTCAATGATAGCTTTCATTAATGATAAAAATGTTAAATTCAATGTAAAAATCTTTAGTGAATATCTATGGTTGTCTAAAAATCCTAAGATGGGATACAAATTATTATCTACTGCAATAAAGTATGCAAAAGAAAATGATTTTAAATACATTTCCATGAACACTGTGGTGAAGCATCCTAAACATGAAAAAATTAAATCCTTTTATGAAAAACTAGGATTTTTAAAAGACTCTGAAAATTATATTTCTAAATTATGAACGCGAACAAAGCAAAAGAACTTCGATCCATCATCAATCCAAATGATCCTATTACTCGCAAAACTTATCGGCGAGCTAAGAAAAAGTATGCGTCTCTATCCTCAGATGCTCGACTTTTATTCTTGGAAGGTTTGAGGGAAACTTTTAGTCACAAAGCGACTTTGTAAAGTTTAAAGACTCCTGTTGGAGTTACTCCTGAAACATTCAAGTAAACAAAGTCTCCAGAATTTGTATAAGAGTATACTGGATAGTTATTATCACTAATAGCATATTCAGAGAATGAAACTCCAGATGATGGACTTCCAGTTGAAGTGATAACAATCTTCAATTCTGAAGACGATACGGACAAATTAGCATCACTAATTTGGGCCGTATATGTTATTGTGCTATACGCGCTTTTTGGAATTGTATCTAATAGTGTATTTGTGTTACTCGCTCCAGTAATAAAACCAGTAATGTAATCCATGATCATAGATGACGCTCCATGATTAAGTTGTAAAATATTAGTAGCTAAAACTTTTTCAGTTACTAAGGTTGGAAACTCTCTAGTCATTGTGTGAGGTCCAAAATATTGAACTTCGCCACTTCCCATTTCTGAGTATGGAATAATCCCAAAATAGTATGGAACATTGTACCTTAATCTAGAAGCTGGAATATTAACAATCGAAGCATCTAGTTGATTAAAAACTGGCAAAGAATACAAGTAGTATGGAGTATTAGCTATTATGTTTGCAGCCAATTCTTTAGATGGTTGAAATATTTGACCACTAATATTTTCACTGCTAGCATAAACGTCTATTCTATTAAATTTTACATAATTTAAATTATTATTATATTTTATATTTAATTGAATTTTATTATAAACTCCTGATCCCCCACTAATTGCCCCTGTTGTTCCATCATAGACATCGATAGTATTTATACTTGGAACATTTCCATAAAGATAAAAACTAGCTTTAAAAACGCTATCATCAATTCTATTATAAACATTAGTTCTAATCCCAAAATCTTTTTGATAAAATCCAAAAACTCCAATGTTCTCCTCTGCTCTAAAATTAAAATATCGACTCTTACCAGAAGCGTAGTTAGCGTAAACTGTTGTTCCGCTACTAGATAAAATATCGTAAACCGTGTGGCTGATGAATGGGTTGTCCCTCAACTCTGCATCGCTAGTTATATTATTTCCCAAAGGATCTTGAAAACTAAAATATAAAGAAACATCTCTATCTAAATGAACTCCACTAGCCGCATTATCAATGGTTAAGTCGTCTAAATCTAAAGAATAATTTTTATCAAATTCGTACATATTATGATATAGTAAAGTCTACAACTACTGCCTTAGCTCTGCTATTTTCTGTTAGATAAGCAACAAGAATAGTTTTTTCAGCATAATAAGAATCTAAAGTTGTTATTCCATTTCCAATAGTTTTAATTTTTGCAGTCCAATAGCCAAATCCTTCAAAGTAATTATCTTTGTCTTCAATTGATGAGTCAAACTGTACTTTGCCTTTAATTGTTTTGTATGATTTAGATGTTCCTAGATTGTTTGTAAATATTAATTCATGACCCTCATTATTGTCAACTGGTAACCAGTTTAAGATTAGAGAGAATTTGGCGCTTGCAGCAGCTCTAAATATTAAACTTTCAATGACTGGGGGTTTTAATTCTGCAACAATCACATTATTAACAATTAATGGAGCAGTATTAAACGTATCTGCTGGCAATAGATCAGATGAGAATTTTTCAATTTCTGCAAATTTTCCAGTATTATATTTTGTGGCTACAACTGTGTATTCATTTTGACTATCTTCTCGGATTGTTAATACTTTATAGATTTGGCTTTCTGAATTTAGTCTTTGAATTCTATAAGGACTTCCATCTTGAACAAATTCTAATAAATTAATATTAGTATCAGTAGGACTCAAATATACAGTAGAGCCATAATTATTATTATTTAATCCACTATTATTATATCCTGTAATCTCAAAAGTAACAACTTGAGCATTATTGACTGTAGAGATTTCTTCATCTAAAATACCACCGTTGCTATTTATATTGTCTATGGAGTAAGTTATTTGAGAACTCACACCTGAATATTTTGTTGATCTTCTATTAGGAGCTGTAGTATCGTAAATAAATCCAGTTTGATTACTAAATGCGTCAGCCGTGTGAACCTCGTCAATAGTATAGACTCCAGTATTTAAAATTAATTTATCATAAATATTATTATCTGCAAAAGATTGTCCTGTTGAAAAAATCCATCCAGAAAATCCAGTATTATAATAACAAAAAACATTTTCATTGTTAGAATTTTTGCCAGTATAATAAGCAAAATATTCTTGAATATCGTCGCTTTTTGTATTATTGCTATAAATAGGGGCAAATCCACTTAAATAATTAGAAAATTCATACTTAGCAGCTAAATAGCCACTCACTATTCCACCGCTTGCTAATGTAAAATTACTTAATCGACTGCGAGTAGCAGCAGATTTAATATATAATTCTTCAGATGTAGTGTATCCTGTTGGTGAGTAAACAGTAATTTTATTATTATACGAAGTGGGATTAAATTCATTTTCAATATATAAACTTTTAGATGAAAAATCTGTCTTTAAAATTCTTCCAAAATTTGTCTGCTGAGTTTTCATCTCATCTTCAATAATGATCAAGTCTCCAGGGCGGCAAAGTAAACTTTCCAAACCAGCTTTAAATTCAACTCCTTGATTTTCTTTAATTGTTTGATAAATCATGTGTTGACCAATTCTTCTAGCCATTGATCTAGAAGTTACTCCTATAGTATTAATAGTAGTTTTAAAAACTCCTCGTTTACGAATATCAGATTCATCTTCTACAAATTCAATTTTACTCTTAAAATTATCGAAACGATCAAGATAAGAAACTTCAATAGTATTAAACTGCTGATCTCTGCGATTATTGCTGTAAGAAAAAATACCGTCTTTTACATGAGTGTTGCTAAAAAGTGCAATTGGCGCTCTAGGACGATCATCAATAAAATGAACTTCCGAATTAGCAAAAAACACTGCACCTCTAAATAAATTAGCAACTACATTAATCGCGTCAAATATTTTAATAGATTCTTTGAATAAAATATTGCAAGAGAACCTTGGCTCTAATCCTCGAATACCATCTGAAACTCCAATAAAATAACCCTCATCATTTACAGCATCACAAAATCTTCCAATTTTATAAAGCTCCCAAATGTTAATTTGCGATTCTTCAAGATAAGATCCAAGACCATATCTTGTATTGGTTAAAATATCATAAAGAATCCAAGCTGGATTATCAGTCCAGCCAAATTTAAAAGTTCCATCCCAATCTTTTTCGTAAATTTTATAGTCTTGGTTGTATCCAGCAGAGTCTAGAATGTATCTTTTATCAATTCCATTTGAAAAAAGAGGTTCATAATTGCTTGGAACTTGTATTTTTTTTAATCGACAGTCATAGCTTCTTTCTGGAACGTTAGCAAAAACTCTAGAGTCCATTTTAATTCCAGCCATTGCTGAAAATGGGTAAGACAAATTAGCTTGAATAATTTCTGTAATTTTAACTAAACTACACTCTCTGCTTATTAAAACTGAATTTGTTTCTGTTGATACTTTAGTAACTTTAATATACCTTTTAACTAGTGTAGAATTATCATCTTCAGTTATTGGATCTAGAATTAAAGCTTTAAAACTTGCTGTTGGATCGCCATCGCCTCCTTTTTTATTAGCAGTAACAAATCTTCCATTTATTGCATTAGCAACAGTACCTGTTGTCTGTCCAAAATCAATCAATAATTGACCATTAACTTGACAGACTATTCTATAGTCTCTAGTTTCTTTACTTTTAGCTATTCCACCTACTACTTTTCCAATTTCAACCTGAATTACTAAGATTGCGGGATAAGTATCTCCCGCACGAAACTCCTCTTCTTCTGAAACTTTAGGTTCTTTGCCATCCTCTGGAACTGTTTTATTATAAGTTATATCTGCACTAGCAGTATCTTTTAATGATGAGATTCCAAGTGTAAAATAAACACTAGTAACATTTGGATTTTCAATAGTGTGCATCACAGGAGAAGCATCTTCATTAAAATCATCATTCTCGGAATTCCAGTCCGAATAATTTTCTTCCGATAATCGATCAGAATCAGTACTAGTTTCAACTCTTTCTCCATTTGTTAATCTGGGTACTCCGCCAGTTTCTTCATAAAAAGATGGATTCCAAATTGTTCTTATCTCTGGATCTTCTTGAAGCCTACGAACTCCTCTTCCTCCTGTTCTGAATGGACCTAATAGTTGTTGATTATATTCATAATCAATATGAATAGAATTGAAGAAGCTTAATGGTGCTTGTGTTTCAGCTCCATCTTTAAATTCACAAAGTAAATTACTAAAATTGTATTTAGCCTCTGATGAAATAGTACTTTGATTGGTTCTTTCATTAGTTTTGTACAAACTAAGTGTTAAATCTTTTCTAGCGAATGTGGTTATTAATTCTAAAGGAATTTTCCAATACTCGCCAATCCCCCGCTGCACTATAGGAACACGTTGTGTCGTTAGTTTAATACTAATAGCTATTAATCCACAAACTTGATTAGTTAAAAATCCTGAAGCATTAACTTGTGGAAGAAAATAAATTTTTGCTGTTGCATTTGTTCCATCAAAATTTGGAATATACATTTTTAAAGCATCAGTATTTATATTAGCATTTGTTCCACCTGATGAATTAGTGAGGTTTTCTAAGTTAAGAAAATTAACAGTTCCAATACTAATAAGCATTAGCAATGTATCACTAGGAGTTTTTCTTCCCAAACGAGTAATACCAAAATGAGCGCTTCTTAAAACTGTTAATTCAGCAATAAGAGAAGAAGCGAGAGTCTTCATTTTGGGCTTCTGAGAATCAGGAACCCCTAGATCTCCCGCAGTTCCATCGTTTTTAATCTTCTCTAAACTTGTTAAAAATGTTTTGTATAAACTGTTCGCAGTGTCAAGAGACGAGTCTGATCGATTATAATAGTGAAGCTCAGAGGTTACATAATTTATATCAATATCTGCTGGATTTGTGCTTGATGTTGCTTCTTTGTTTACAAAATAATGACCATAATTAATTTCTTCATCATATGTGGTCAAACTAGTAGGAGTCCAAATAATCCTACTCCAAACCTGATCATAATTATTAAAATCTGCACTGTAACGTGGAGTTGCATCGGGATCGTAGCTTAAATAATTTTGCGACAGAACTTTATCTGAATTAGAACCATCTCTTCTGAGAAACATAAAATCTACAGATGCTTTATATGTATCAGGAGAGTTGATAACAGTTCCATCTCCATTGTATTCCATATAAAAAAAAGTGCTGTTATATGGTTGTTTGAAGAGATGGCTTTTTCTTGAAGTTACAAATCCATTCGAGTTTATAGAATCTCCTACTAAAGAATTTAATTGATCACTTATATAATAAGTGCTTCCACCTCTTTTTTTATCTAAAAAATATTTAACATTAAAATTATTAACAACTAACGTGCTATTAGAAACTTCTATGGGCGTATTATCTAAATAAATTCCCTGCATCAAATGATCATTCTTAACATTAGCTCCTTGATCATTCACAATGCTATGAATGGGTCCATCACAAAGCAAATCCACAATTTCAATAGTACTGTAAGATGTGGCAATGTTAAAATTTCCAAGTTGAGGAGGTCTCAGAGTTCCCGCTTGAATTTTTGGTCGTGGTGGAGTACCCCCAGCTCCAGCAAAAGTTGTTTTTTTAATAAAGTGCTTCATGTTTATTTTTGCCGAGAAATGAATTTATGAGGATTTGAACCAAAAGCAGAAGAAGCTTGTCCAGCTTGTAAACTATCAAGGGTTAAGCTGGATACTGGAAAAGATTTAACAGTAGTTTGAATCACATTAGATCCTATTCTTAATCTACCATAACCAATAGGCACGGGACTTCCTTGTTGTGCCAAATTAGCTTTGCTAGCAAATAAGAAAGACTCTTTCATGCCACTTGTAAAATAAGTTTGAGGTTTGGGAGTGTTGGGCTTTGGCTGCAAAGCTATCATAATTGCTAGCCCAATTAAAGCGACACCTAAACTAAATTGTCCAAATAGCATTGCAGCAACACCAAGAACGCCTAAAATAAGTGCTCCCCCCTTACCGCCAGCGCCACAAACTGCTGGAACAATGTCAATAGTTTCTGGAGAATTATTCATTTCCAATTCTAAACATGTTTTAACATCTTTTCCATTCACAATCACAGCATAATGAACTCCTTCTCTTGATAAATTAATAACTCTATTAATAAAATTATTTTTATTAGCATCGATAGCTTTAAAAACTTCGGTAGCTTTTCTAATTTTCATTTTAAAAGAACTTCCAAATTCTTTAGCTAAAGCTCCATGTAAATTAATAGTAGTCATAAAAATTTTTCCTTGAACCTTGAAACTAAGTTTACATCATATTCTTTATTTTGTGGCTCATAAAAGTTGAATTTGCGAGAATTAAGTGAAAAAATCATAAATGGAACACAACAATTTTCAGCCATTTTAATGTCAAATGGGGAGGCTTTTTCATCTCCGCAAACATGACTGTGAAAAATTGCAATGATTTTATAAGATTGTTTGAATTTTAAATATCGAGCAGGACTAATGCAAAAAAAGTTTCGAGGATCTGAGGCAATGTTGTTTTCATAACTTAAATAATAAAGTTTTTCCTCTTCAGAGTATCCAATTAAAATGCAAATTTCTACGGCTGAATGATTATCAGAAGAGAGTTTTAAACATTGAGCAACATCTGAGATTCTAGAATATGATATTATTTTAGTTTCCATATTTATCAGTTCCTGGAAATCCTCCAAATGGAAGTGCATTTTGTGGATTTGGGGCAACAGGGCTGCTTGCGTTAAATGTTTTTATGGTAACTACTTTTTGCTGCAATAAGCTTGGATAGCCACTTCCAGTTAATATTAATTCATAAGGGTTGGCAGTAGAGTCGTACCGTCTCTCTACGCTTGTAATGTATGGAGAACGATCACTTGGCATATTTAAATCAGAATCCCACCAAGCAAACAAATTCTCTTTTAAAGTAGCTCGATCATCTAAAGATCCAAATGAATAAAATTCATCTTTATCTGCTCCCGCATTTCGTCCAAAATTTCTGTAAATAAGATCACTATAGCTTCCATCAGTTTCCCAAATTGCTATAGATCCCCATTTAATGGGAGAGGTGTAAACTAAGCCTTGTTTATAATCTTCCCACTCATTAATTCCAAAGCTTAAATTTCCAATGCCATTTTGTTTTGTTGGATCTTTGAATAAAAAATATTCTCCGCTAAATTTTGTTCCAGTATTTTTCGGAGGCATAGAATAATCGGAAAGAATATCTCCGTATTCATCAAGCAGTCTAATTCTAGACAAAGGCTGACCTGTTGAATGTCCATCTTGTTGATAATTTTCTAAAAATAAACAGTTTCTTCCCTCAAAAATATACTTAAGTGCAGCTCCTTCACCAGTCATAGATTTTTGAATTATAGTACTAACTGGAGATGCTCCAGATACAGAAACTACTGCAAAATCACAAATTAAATCAGCCCCAGCTAAATAAACATTAAATCCACTATATTGACAACCAGTTTTAATGTTGTGTACTAAACTAATTTTTCTAGTGTCGCTAGTATTACCATTAGGAAATTCAAGCCACATTCCAATCAAGAAGCTTTCATTTTGATGAATGTTTTCAGCAGTAAAATCGTAATTAATTAAACCTCTATTGCGACGATTGTCTAAGATTTCAATTTGATCTAAGCTTGGAATTCCGCTTCCTCCAATTCCGCTGATAGATACTCCGCTTGTGTTGAGAAAAGATCCTGTTAATGTGAATCTACCAGTAGTTCCTCCATCAATAATCTCAGGAGCGATAATGCTAGTGACAACTCCATCTTTATCTGTTATAGAAATTTTAACGCCCGTTCCGAATTTACTATTTTCTTTATAAACATTGTAAACATTAATCCTATCAATATCAACGCTATTTAATTGATCGAATTTTCCAGTTAAATCATTAATGTAAAATACTCCAGTTGCAGCGCCTGAAGCGCTCCAAAAAGTAGAGTATGGATTATTAAGACTAGCAATATTACCATCAACAGCGCTGAAAAATGGATTATAGTTAGGCGGACCTTCTAGTCGTTGATTTGGAAATCCACTAATACTATTCCATACAGAAGCTATGTTATTACTAGGGTTTAAATAAAGAGCAGAAAAATCAACATAGTTTCTAGTAAGTGTTACAGTTTCTTCTTTTCCATTTACACCCACTCTACCAAATCTTTTGCTACATGCGGTTAATCTTTTACTACATCCATCTTTGAGCCAAAAGGTATTAGTGCCATATGGTTTATTTTCAGCCTTGCCTGTATGTTCAACTCGGCAAGAAAACCAATCTTTATAATATTGAATGTCTCCCAGCTTATCTAACGTATCAAGTTTGATGCCAGAGTGCGTAATAGTAGCTAGATCTCCAGATCTATAGTGTTCTCCAATCTTCCACTCCGCAATTGCTTGTGGGTTTATTATTCCCATTGAAGGGAACAGTAGTAGTTCTGTTTTTTCATTAAAAGTGATTTTTTGTAAATCCTCAGTTTCAATTGGTGGTCCTGTGTAGTTACATCCTGCACCTCTATATCTCCATGGACAGTATCTAGACAAAACTAATCTATTAGTTAAATCAAAACCTTCAACATCCAAAGGGCTTGTTAATTCAAATTCTACAAAACTTTTATTTTCAGCAGTTTTTTGGCTAAAAAGAAAAGTGTCATTGCTCAATTCTGCTGAAGAATCAGCTTCTCCCCATGGATTTCCTCCATCAAAATTCTGATCATCAAGATATTTTACAAAAGTTCTTTTGCGAACAAGTTTCGCGTGCAAAAAATCATTATTGTCAGTTAATAATTTGGTCACAAAGTAGTCTCTATTAGCAACACGAATTTTTGGACGAGGAACTTGACCATTACCATTGATTTCAAAACCTTCAGTTTCTACTGGAATGGGAGAGTAAGGAATTTGTTGCCAAAGAATATCGTTTTGAAATAGTGATCCTCCATGAAATGACACGTATTGATCAGGAGAATCAACTGTATTGAAAAACAATCGAAACATCTCTACAATAGCCGTAGGCTGCAAATCCATTAGATTCCTAGCTATTTTATCTTGACCTTTTCCCATGATGTATTTACACTGTTAAACTATAATAAATATTATTTATGAATTTTAAATTAATAAATGCTTTTGATGAAGAGTTGCATCGTCTTCTTTATGAGTTTTTTAAAAAATCCAAACCAATGAGTTTTTGCTCTCATCCCTCGCCTAGTATTAGAAGCAAAAAAATAAATGACTACATTCAATTTCTAGAAAAAGCTGAAATAAAATACTTAATAGAATCAAATAGTAACGAACAAATTTTTATTTCTTTTGAAAAAATGAGCGACCACATCAAAGTATTTTTTGGCATGAACATTTCAGTTCCTCAGAAAGATGTGGATAGAGTTTTAAATGAATTTTATTCTTTTCTTTTTGAACAAAATCCAGAGTGTCAATACGTTTATAGCGGCATCACTCGCAAATTTAAATTAAAACAATATCTTTCTTGGATTAAACGTTATGTAAAATCGTGTAAACTAGTTGTTGACAATGATAAAATTGCAGTGTATTGGTACAAACAACATGTTGAATAAAAACAAATTTGATTCGAGCGGTGCAGCTTTAGAGATGGGGCAGAATGCAGAGAACTGTTTCTCTTCTTGTGCTCAAAAAAATGGATTTCAAGTTGCAAAAGCATCCTTTAACGATGAGATGAATCACATAGACTTTCATCTAAAGTCTGAAAAAGGATTGGAGATTTCTGTTGACGTTAAAAGTAGAAAAAAAATCAATCGTGCAGATAGTTCAGTCAACGATGATTTGATTTGGATTGAATTTAAAAACGTGCAGGGTCGCAATGGTTGGCTATATGGCAAAGCTGATTTCATTTGCTTTGAACGCGAAAGCGATTTCATCATGGTGAATCGACAGTCTTTAGCAAAACTTTCTGAAAAACTTGTTGACACTTCCTTGATTAATGTGCATAGTCACATGCCACTCTACACTGGCTATCAACGAAAGAATCGAAAAGATCTTCTCTCTCTCATAAAAATAACTGACATCATAGACAACATAAAACACATTATATTCACAAAATGATTGCTAAACTCATCGAATCAAGCTTCCAGTTCTCGAAACTAGATGCACTTCACTCTTATTCAATACGATTAAATTGTTTACCAAACAACGATCATATGATTCACACTGTTTTTTTAAACGATGCTGAATACACGATGGAAATTAAAAACACTTTTTTCATTGATGAAAAAACTATTCTAATCAATGGTTTCTTAGCTAATAAAGATGAACTAGGATTAGTAACCTTTGAACTCAAACTCTCCAACAACTAAAATGAGATCCACCACATTAAAAAATTTAATTGATGAAATTGACGCTACTGGGCTTGATGCCTTGTGGGCAATTTTAAAATACAAAGAAATTGGCATTTTGCGCAAAGTTAAATGCATGGCTTATGTTTTGAATGTTAGCCCAGATGAATTAATCAATCAATTACCGCAAGACGAGGGTCGTCTTCTTGATAAACCTGCCCGAACCGAAATCCACGAACATCTAATCGCTCGCTCTAAAAACTAATGAATAGTTCATACTACATCTTTTCTCCTAATGGAGAATTCATCCAATCTTATAATGAAGCTCTTGAAGATTCTCTCAAGTGGGCTAAATGTTGCGCTAGTCAATGCAACGGATACATTATGAGAGTTGTTACAGAAGGCAAAGAAAGAATCTCTTCTGAATTTGTTTGGGGTCCAACTCCTGAAAACTCTTCCCCCGTGGATGATTAAAGAGAAATGAAAATCTCTTTTTGCTAGTTACTTGCGCTCTCCTCATAGCTTCATGCCGTGAGGAGAGCATTCTTTACCATTGATTGTTTATATGAATGCAGTAGATCCAAATGCTAAAGTTTCTTTACTTTTAAACAGTGCATGGCAACCAGTTTGCGCTGTCACTGCTCGCGCAGCTTTTTTACACATTTTAAAAGAGAGAGTGGGTGCTGTTGATGCTAATCAAAATATATTCTCCACTTTTTCACAGTGGATTAAAAACGGTTCGTTTTTTGAAAATCAACCAGTTTTAAGAAGTTCTCAAAAGTCTTGGCCCATTCCCACAATCATTGTGGTTACTCACAAGTTTTTCCGCCAATACAAAAAGACTAAGCTCTCTCTTGGCGAACTAGCAAAAATTTACAATTATAAATGTCAGTATTGTTTAAATAAATTTAAACTTTGCGAACTGACAATTGATCACATCTTGCCAAGAAGTAATGGCGGAACGGATGATCATCACAATAGAACTCTTGCTTGCACAAAATGCAACAATCGAAAAGGAAGTCAATTCCCATTTTTTAACATTAAAAATGAACAAGTGAATGCTCCACCTATTCCAGCTTTTGTTTTAAATGCTAATGCGCAAAGAGAAGAGTGGAAAGATTTTTTGATTTAATTATTTTACCACTTCTTCCCAGTCAATAGATGCATAAGCTAAATCTCCAGCAGCTTTAGACGAAACAACAAATGATAGCTCATATGGAGTTGATGTTAAAGAATTTCTTTCAAATTGAAATTTAAATAAATCAGTTCCAGCAAGAGTTATTGGCACCCTTCCTTGAGAGTCAGATGAGAAATATCCTCCAGCAATGTATCTTCCAGAGCCAATAGCAAATCCAGTTCCACTTATATTGTATTCTATTGCAGCATTAGCGCTTTGAGTAATCCAACTTCCTCCGCTTGTAGTTCCATTTGCAGCTAATGTCCAATTAAATAATGCATTATTACCAAGTCCTATAGCGCTTACTGCTGATAGTATAGCAATAGCATCTAATTTATTTGATTTTAATCTTAAAGAGATTACTGGATATTCAACATTAGCAAGCGTACAAGTTCTAGGAGAGGCAACAGGAAGAGAAACTACGTTTTGAGATCCTCGTACTTCATATCCACCTTCTGATAAAACGGTGGAGCATATTTGTTTTAAAGTACTAGCAGTAGCAGTAGTATTAGTATTAACTAATTCATATCTAAGCGGCAAAGAAGCTGTTGTGATATAAGTAGAAGAAATTAAATTAGCATGATGAAAAGAATGGCAAACAATAAATTGTCCATTAATAATAAAACCAGTACGAACAGTTCCAACTCCCAACCATTCAAAATCCATCCACAAAATTTGAGCTTTTGTAACGTCCAAGGTTAAACGAGAAGGTCCAGTTCCATTTAGTTTATCTCCATTCCAAGATGCTTGAAGAACTGAAGTGTTAGACACTGAACCTCCCACAAGACTTCTTTTTACAAGACTTAAATTGGTTCCATCTAATTCTAAATACATTCCATTTTCAGTAGAGAAATAACCAATTCTTTGTCTTAAATTAGCTTTAGCTGGGGACATGACAAAAGTATTCATGGTGAGCAATGACTTACCAGCTTGATAAGCAAAAACTTTTGTAGTTTCTCTGATAACAGCAGAGCCAGAAGCTGTTGTAGTGCTTAAATCCATTAATCCTTGATTAGCATTAAAAGCTATAGCTCCTCCAGTTCCACTCAAAGTATTCCACAAATTATTGTCAGTGTATCTGTGATTAGAATCAAATAATGTTAATGGCGTGGAAGTTCTCAATCTGCCAAAAGCATCTAAACTTGTAGAGCTTGAGCTATTCAACAAGCCCATGTCTGAATTTTCCATTGCTCTATAATAATCATTTTGTCGATCATAGATGAAAGGAACATGCCCAGCAGAGTGAGCTAGTTGATTTAAATTTTGAAAAGTATATGTCTGCGCCATAAAATAAATTACACTCATATTATGAATAAAGAAGCTGGAAAAGGATCAAAACTTCGCAAAGGCGCAAACTTAAAAGCCTACAGAGACAACTATGATAAAATCTTTCGTAAAGTTGAAATTCCAAAAAATCCCAAAAAATAGTTGACGAGGCATGAACTCTCGGCATATTGAAGCATGAACTTATCCCTTTGCTGCATCTCTAAAAGTCTCTCTGATGAAGGTCATCGTTTTAAAACAATGACTTACACTCAGTTTTGTAAAAACCCTCAAGATGAATCTATGAATGAATTGTGCGCTCGCATTTTGCACAACTTTCAAATTACTCATCGTACAATTAAATACTGCCAAAACAATTACATTCAAGGATATCGACTCTCATCATCTCTTGCTCCAGTTCTCACTCATAAAAATGTTAATTTAAAGATTAGCGACTTGCCAAATTATCCTTTGATTTTGCAAGAGTGTGAAAGCATCAAGCAAACATTGCAGAAACAGTATCTGCGCATTTCTGCTCATCCTAGTGAGTACATCACACTAAGCTCTTTGGATGAGAATTGCATTGAGAATAGTATTCTTGACTTGAAGCAACATGCTGAAATCTTTGACCTGCTTGGCTTGCCAGAAACTTATCAAAGTCCATTAAACATTCACGTTCGACAAGATGGGGAGCCATTGGGCATTGCAAGAAGAGTAATGAAAGTTTACGACTCTTTGCCCAACTCTATTCGCAACCGACTCGTCATTGAGAACAATGACAATGCCAAAGGAGTTTGGAGCATCAAGAATCTTCTTCAATACTTTCCAAATATTCCTATCACATTCGACGCATTGCATCACAAGCTGTTGAGTGATGACTGGACTCCTGATTACGCTTTCCATTCAGCAGCAGACTCTTGGAACTTCATCACTCCATTGTTTCATTACTCAGAGGGAATAGTAGAGAAGGGTAAAGAGACTCGTAAACATGCTGACATGCCAAACGGTTATCCTCCTAATTATAATCGTCCAGTATTTTGGGATGTTGAGTTGAAGCACAAATGTCATGCTATTTTTAAAATCCGCCAATTAGCAGCGAATAATTCGTAATTTCAGCTTGCATGATGATGCAACCCTGCTATATTAGTTGCAGGTTATAATTGGTGAAAACTTTAAATGTAAACTCTATTGCTATGAAACTAATTAAATTATTTATTTATTCTAATTTGGCATTGATGGGAATATGCTCTTGCTCTAAACCATCATTTAAATTCAATAGTTCTAGACCATCATTTAACTTGAATCCTGAGAGAGATGCTATTGCACATTCAGCCGATCCTATGCAAGATGAAGTTTTAACATCATACATTAAAGCATCAGGTAAAGCTCCTGTTCAAGTTGCGCCCAAACAAAAAATTTCATCTTATTATAACGTCACTAAACCCTATCCTTTAACAGCTAAACTTTTAAACAAAACTTTAAAGGGTAAGCTGCTGAATAAAGGTCAAGACATTATTAATGTTAGCAACAAGTACAAAATCTGTCCATTGTTTTTGGCGGCAGTTTGCTGTCATGAAACTGGCAATGGAGAATCCATCTACGCTAAAAAATATAATAATGTGAGCGGCCAAATGTATCGTAATAAATTGACTGGTAAATGGGGTCCAATGAAGTTCTCATCTGTAACTGAGTGCTTAACCAGAACAGCATCTAATTTAAAAGAAAATTATATTGACGAAGGAAGAACTAGTATTTCTAAAATTCAAGCCAAGTATTGTCCCGTGATCACGAATAAAAAAAGCAAAGACTATAATGATCCTAGTGGCATCAATAAACATTGGACTACTGGAGTGCAAAAATGGATGACTAGAATACAATCATGAAAACAGTTCGTAATCTACCTCAAACTAAAGCTAATGAAATCAAATACGCTTCTTCTGACACAGTATGGATTTCTTTTTCAAATCCATACGAGAAGGACGCTCCAGTTGAAAACAAAATTTTAGAAAACTTAAAGACTTTAAAAGTCTCTGCTTGGAATTTACAAGAGCCTCATTTCTTCAATGAAAAATGGAGAATGCCTCCAGAGAAACAAGAGATTGAAAAGATTGTTGATTTTTTACTCTCTAATTCAAAATCTAATGTTATAGTGAATTGCTTTGGCGGCAAAGGTCGCTCTGGAGCAGTTGCCAAATTTTGCCACGATAAAATGGATTATTTTTGGGGTGAGTACGGCAGAGAAATTGCTCGTCCAAATTTATACATATACAACACTATGGTAAATTACTTTAATCTTTTAAACAAATAAAAATTTAATCCCCAAACTAGATGTAAAATATGATGACTAAAATTATGAATCGAATTACCATGTTTCTTTATGTTGTTTTTTATACTATTGTTGTGATGCCAATTGGCATCTTTTGCGAGTTTAGAAAAAAGGCTTTTCCAAATTTTCTTAATAAATTTTGCAGCAAAATTGAATCGAAGTTTGGGCTATAGATTTCGCTTGAAAAATTCTCTTCTCATGATACCATACTTTATGGGGATGTAGCTCAGTTGGTAGAGCGATAGCTTTGCAAGTTATATGCCTGGGGTTCGAGTCCCCACTTCTCCACTTTATTTGCCTTCGTAGCTTAATGGTGAAGCACCTCACTTGTAATGAGGATATTGCGGGTTCAAGTCCTGTCGAAGGCTCCATTTTATGAAATATATTTTTACACCAGAACAAAGAAGAAAAGGAGCGTTAAAAACAGCGCAATTTCAACAAGAGAAAGCTGCTATGCAAATAGAGAGTGGAACATGGAATCCAATTCATTCTAGTTTAAGAACTATTAAAGATTATATCTTGAGAACAAGAGGGCATAAATGCGAGTCATGCTCGCTTGATTCTTGGCAAGATAATCCTATTCCACTAGAGATTCATCATATGAATGGAAACGCAAAAGATAATCAATTAAATAATTTGCAACTAATTTGTCCTAATTGTCATGCTCTTACAGACTCATACAAAGGAAAAAATAAAGGCAAAGGAACACGAAAAAGAGAAATTGTGATCCACCAGTTCAATCCCGAAAGTTAGCTCCACTTTTTTATGATCACTTTTTTTTTATGTAGTTTGTGCTTTTGCTTAGGGTTTTTGCTTTGTTCATTTTTCGCAGTCAATGAATAAGTTTTCTCCTAATTTTAAACTGTTTTATGTTTGGGCTTGCAAGTATGCTCGTAAGCACAAAAAGAAAATAGATATACGACCAACATTTTACGTTCGCAATAGTGGAAATTGTTTAGGCTTTTGCGATGGAAACACAATGGTGGTAGCTAGAAAAGATTCTCTTTTTGAAGACACTTTTGTTCATGAGTTTTGCCACTTGATGCAAGCAGTGAATGGTAGCTCATTGTGGGATCATGATGATTCTTTTTATTGTGATTTAAAATCAGGAGCAGTCTCTATGAATAGCTGGAGTTCTTTCTGGCAAATTTTAAAGATTGAACATGATTGTGAATTTCGTGCAGTTCAACTAGTTAAAAAATGGAATCTAGGATGCCACAAAAAGTACTGTCAAAGAGCTAATGCTTATTTGCACCACTTGTGCTACACATTCATTAGCAATACTGACATTTCATTCAAGCAATACTATCCAGACATCAGTGACAAAATGCCCGAAACTCTTTCCACTTTAAAATCTTTTAAAAAGATCGACATGAGCATCATGGAATTAATTTTTGAAAAATGCCATCCAATTGAGTAATATACTAATAAACAATTTTTAAACCAAACACTCCCATGTAGCTCAATGGCAGAGCGATTCCCTGTTAAGGAATAAGTTGTAGGTTCGAGTCCTACTTTGGGAGCCATTTTAACATACGTATCCATAGCTCAATTGGTAGAGCAACAGCCTCCAAAACTGTTGGTTGTAGGTTCGAGTCCTACTGGGTATCCCACTTTATAATTAATATGATTGACACTAGCGACTTCACTTATTTGCACTCTGATATAGCTCTCATTACAAAAATGATGCATCTCTCCGTTGAGGGAGAATCAGATCAAAAAACTCTTGACTTTATCCTGAAACAAGATAAGTTCACAGCAGGACAAAGAACCTGGATGAATTCTTTACTCTTTAGAAAAGGAAGTAAATTTTGTACTTGACTTTTAAATAATTTTTGATAATAATGAGTAGTTCTTATCAAGAAACCCAAACAAACAACATATATGAAAAACACAATTAAAGCAATCGTTTTTGCCATCGTTTCCTCAGTTTCTGCTTTGCAGGCTGGAGATCAAATTCTTCTCGAAGCTCCACTTCCTGAAGCTCCTGTTGAGCAGTACAATCTCAAAGCTAATGCTTTTGCAGCTTCTCTTTTGAATGAAGATGCTGATGCTACTTACGGGGGAGGAGTTTCGCTTGAAACTGTTAGTCTTCTCAATGTGAGCGTGAGAGGCTCTCTCGTTGCCTTTGAAGATGAAACCTTCACTCTTGGTGGAAGCGTTCTCTACACAGTGCCAATTGGTGCAGGTTTCGCTGTCTACGGTCTTGGTGGCGTTGACTACGAGGTTGAGGAAGAACGCTGGAGCGCTAATGCTGGTGCTGGTGCAACCTTTGCTCTCTCCGAACAAATCAACTTGTTCGTTGAAAGCACCTACAGCTTTGCTCTTGATAGCGAAGATGAAGATAAAGCTTGGGGAGTAGCTGCTGGTGTAGGCATCAAGTTCTGACATTAAGATGGAGTGGCTGAGTGGTTTAAGGCAACGCTTTGCTAAAGCGTCGTAGTTTAAAAGCTACCGAGAGTTCAAATCTCTCCTCCATCGTTTATTTTGCGGGTATAGCTTAGTGGTAAAGTCCTAGTTTTCCAAACTAGCTATGCGGGTTCGATTCCCGCTGCCCGCTGTCTCTCTTGGATGTGTGGTCGAGCGGATTAAGTCAGCAGTCTTGAAAACTGCCGTAGCGAGAGCTACCGAGAGTTCGAATCTCTCCGCATCCGCCATTTAAAAATGCAACTCGCAAGGGTTGCATTTTTTTTTGCTGCAAAGATATTATTTTTTGCTGATTTTTTCTATTTTAAATGAGCCGCCAACAGTTTTAGTTTTGTTGTCTACTGCAAAAGAAACATCGTCGATGCCCACATCATATTCTTTAACAAAATAAGTATTTTCTATTTTTCCGCGAGGATCGTAAGCAGTAATTAAAAAGCCAGACTCTGAAGACGTTGATGCTGTTGGCAATGCGGGAGTTGCGCATGAAAGAATAAAAATAAAAGGTAAAAATAAAATCGTTCTCATCGGAAATCTTTACACGTAAAAGTTTATTTTATTCTACTAAAGCGCAAGCTACGCCTCCTTGGGTTAGTAATTTTTGCAAGTTGCTGATTTCAATGTAACAATTGCCAGAAGTTCCCCAACCCAATCCCCAAGAATTTCTAAGCCAGATTCGATTGCGCAATCCATCAAAGCGAAACGCTACCACAGCATGATAGCCTATTTGATTGCCTCCAAGAATGATTTTGCCATCTTTTGCAGGTTTATTCATTTTTTCAGACCAAGGCAAGCTCATTACAATCGGACTAATTGTATTTAAATAAAGCGCCACTTCTGAAGATTTTTGAGTCCAATATTCTTTTTTAATTATTTTTTTCTTAATGAGATAATTTACAGCGTGATTCAATTGGCAACCTTCTACATCATCAGGAGTGTTTCCAATTTTGCGTGCAGCTTTGTATATCTCAAGAGGCTCGCAGGGATTTTGAGCTATTGGTTCAGCATTGAGCAAAGCTGTCAAAGACATGTCAACGCAAATGCCTTGATCGCCTTGATCTAAAACTCTGCCCATTTTATAATTGCGGAAAATAGTTTCCTTTTTAGTGGCAGAGGTTAGAGGAAAGCCTAATTCGCCATCGGGTATTACAAATGGTAAAGCACCATAAGACATTTTTGGGGGAGTATTGTTTGACATATTAGTTGTGGGAAAAGTTTGAATGAGTTAAAGAGTTATTTTTATGCGCCATAAATAAAATAATCAAAGTTATATACTAAATTATCATTATTATAAACTAGAGCATTAGCTGGCGCTACACCACTACCACTGCCTCCTCCACCACTACCACTACCACTACCTCCTCCACCACTACCTGTTACATAAACTCCAGCAAGTCTAAAGCCTCCATCATAAGGACTAAATAATAAACTATAAAATCCCAAATTATAAACTCTACGATTAAATTCTCTAATCAAATGATCATGCAAGTCTTCTAGCAAAGGCGCAACAGTGTATGCATCTACAACATTTGTTTGATATCCTTCCCAAACTGCGAGAGTAGAAGATTTTTCAGAGTGAATCGTAGACTGAAGAAAACGAGGATGCATGAATATTTTTACACGTTTAAAAGGATGAGTGTATAATATTGTATGGCATATATTGATTTATCTATTCCTCCAATTACACCTGGAACGGGACCAACTCTCACTCAAGCTAGCGGCATGAGAGTTTCGATGGGAATTCCAACTTTTGTAGTTTTAGCTCCCACAGGATATGCAGCTTTAGTTGCGGCTGGAACTACAGACAGCAATACAATTTACATTGTACAAGAATGAGTTATAAAGCATTATACAAGGGCAACGTGCCAATTGCGGCTGTAGCTGCTGGTAGTAGATCAACTGCTGATGCTGAGCCTTTACCGTGGACGAGACCAGCTTGGCCCCCTTTGGGAGATTTAACGTCAACAAACAATGTGTTCAAAGCAGTGTATGGCGTTGACGCTTCAGATAGTAATTTTGTATCACTACTTGTAACTACAAGTGCTGGCACATACACAGTTGATTGGGGTGATGGAACAGCGTTGGATACTTACGCCAGTAACGTTCAAGCTAATCATACATACAGCTATTCAGCCCTTACTGGCATCACACCTGTGCGAGATCTCAAGCCAGTAACTGTTATTATTACTACCTCTACTGGAAATATTCTTACTTTTGATTTGCAAAGAAAACACGCATCTCTCTCTTCTGTAACATCTCCTCCAATTCACTGGTTAGACATTGCTATTAATGCTTCAGCAATGACGAGTTTAATAATTGGGGGCAATCCTATTACTCCTAGAGTATTAGAGCAAGTAAAAATTTATAATCATAATTTAACTAGCACAAGTTCTTTATTTTATAATTGTCGCTCTTTACAAAGCGTGCCTTTATTTAATACTGCTAATATAACTACTATGGCTAGCATGTTTCAAGATTGCTCTTCTTTACAAAGCGTTCCAGAGTTTGATGCTACTAAAGTAATTTTTGCAAACAGTATGTTTCAAAATTGCACTTCTTTAAAAAGAGTCTCTATATATAACGGTATAGCTATGGTCAACATATCAAATATGTTTAATAGTTGCTCTTCTTTACAAAGCGTATCTATATCTAATACCACAAACTCTTTAACTATTATAAATAGCATGTTTAATGGCTGTTTTGCTTTAAAAAATGCACCTTTTTTGAATATATCGAATGCAACCAGTATGAATACCATGTTTCAAAATTGCTATTCTTTACAAAGTGTGCCTTTATTTGATACCGCTAAAGTAAATAATATGGGAAGCACATTTTCTAACTGTACTTCTTTAAAAGATGTTCCATCATTTAATACAGTATCTGTAAATCAAATGAATGGCATGTTTTATAATTGTTATTCTTTGCAAAGCGTTCCTTGGTTTGATACTAGCTTGGTAACTAATATGGGAAATATGTTTATTAGTTGTTATAATTTGCAAAGCGTGCCATTATTTAATACTATTAATGTAACGAGTATGGATGGCATGTTTGCTAGTTGCTCTTCTTTACAAAGTGTACCTTTATTTAATACTACTAAAGTAGCTGGTATGTCATCTATGTTTTCAAACTGCTATCGTTTACAAACTGTACCAGAGTTTCAGACTCCTTTATTAACTAATATGCAACAAATGTTTGAAAATTGCCGTTCGTTAATAACTATCCCTCAGTTTGATACATCTAAAGTAGTTAATACATATGTTACTTTTAGTAATTGTCATTCTTTAACAGGAATTCCTTTATTAAACACATCAGGAGTAACTCGCATGGATCAGATGTTTCCTAATTGCTATTCTTTAACAAGTGTCCCCCCATTAGATACCTCTAGCGCGACAGCAATGTATAATATGTTTGGTGGGTGCAGCAGTTTAAAAACTGTTCCTTTATTTAATACGTCAGGAGTGAAAGATATGACCACTATGTTTAATAATTGCTTTTCATTGCAAAGCGTACCTCAGTTTGATACCTCATCTGTAAATATTATCCCAGGAAATATGTTTCAAAATTGTTATTCTTTATACTCAGGTCGCACAAGTGGAATAAGAGTTTCTATTAATTATACTAACTCTAAACTATCAGCAACAGCTCTTAATGACGTATTTTCAGGTTTAGGGACTGCTTCAGGATCTCAAAATATTACAATCACAAATAATCCTGGAGCCACCACTTGTAATCGAAGTATAGCATCGGGTAAATTGTGGACAGTGGTGGGATAAAATATTATCAACATAAACTTACCAATCATAAGCATGAGTTATACAACATTATACAAAGGAACTAATCCCATTCTTACTTTAGATTATGGTAGCGGTATAGCTGATCCTGAAATATCCACTCCTTGGACAAGGCCAGCTTGGCCAAGTTTAGGAGATTTAACGCCAACAAACAATGTATTTAAAGGAGTATTTGGCGTTGATCCATCAGAGGTAAATTATTTAGCATTTATTGTTTTTACGAGTAGTGGCGGCACACATACAGTTGATTGGGGAGATGGGACCACACCTGATACTGGAATACCGAATGGAACTACCGCTAGTCATCAATATACTTATTCAAGTATTACATCAAGTCCTGTAAATGGACTTAAACCCGTAATTGTTACAATTACTTCGGTCGGAGGAAATATTACTAGCATTAATTTGCAAGTGAAACATCCATCGTATACTGCTGCCAATGCAGTTAATTGGCTGGATATTGCTATTAATGCCGCATCAATGACGAGTTTGTCAGTTGGGGGCGCATCTCCCACTTTAGTTAATGTTGAACAAGTAAAAATTTATAATCATAGTTTAATTAGCGCATCTACTCTGTTTAGATATTGCTATTCTTTACGAAGTGTTCCTCTATTTAATACTGCATCTATAAATAATATGCAATATATGTTTAATGGTTGCAGCTCTTTAACGAGTGTTCCTGAATTCAATACTACTAACGTAACTACTATGTTGAGCATGTTTGATGGTTGTACTGCTTTAAAAAATGCTTCTATATCTAGTGGAGCCGCAGCTACCACTATGTCGAATATGTTTTATAATTGCCACTCTTTACAAACTGTATTTATATCTAATACTACAAGCAGTTTACTTACTACGAGTCAAATGTTTTACGGATGCTTTTCTTTAAAAAATATACCGTTATTTAATACTATAGGCGTAACAAATATGAGTTCTATGTTTGTTCAATGCGCTTCTATAGAAAGTGTTCCTCTATTTAATACAGTGGCTGTAATATCCATGGCGAGTATGTTTAGTAATTGCTCTTCTTTAAAAAACGTGCCTTTATTTAATACTATAGGAGTAACAAATATGAGCACCATGTTTGTCGGTTGCCGATCTTTACAAACTATACCTTTATTTAATACTATAGCAGTAACAAATATGACTCAGATGTTTAATCTGTGCTTTTCTTTAATAACTGTACCACTATTTGTTACAACAGCTGTAATTACTATGCTTCAGATGTTTGCGAATTGCTATTCTTTGCAAAATGTTCCCACATTCGATACTCCTAATGTAATTACTATGGGACAAATGTTTCAAAATTGTTATTCTTTGAAAACTATTCCATTATTTACTACTAATAATGTAACTGAAATGAGCGATATGTTCAATTCTTGCACCTCTTTGCAAAGCGTTCCACAATTTGTTACATCAAATGTTACTGGTATGGGTAATATGTTTCGGGTATGCTCTAGTTTACCAACTGTGCCTTTATTAGATACTAGCAAAGTAATAACTATGCAAACTATGTTTGAAATCTGCTCTTCTTTACAAAGTATTCCTCAGTTTGTTACCACAGCTGCCACAGGTATGAATAATATGTTTGCAAGCTGTGCAGTTTTAAAAACTGTGCCTCTATTTAATACGAGTGGAGTAAGAACTATGTCTGGTATGTTTTCAAATTGTGCAAGCTTACAAAGCGTTCCTCAGTTTGACACGAGTAGTATAAATATTAGTGTTGGAAATATGTTTGCTGGATGTTCTTCTTTATGCTCTGGTCGCACAAGTGGAATAAGATATGGCATCAGTTATGCTAATGCAAAACTCTCCACATCCGCTCTTAATGACGTATTCTCAGGCTTAGGAACTGGCATCTCATCTCCAATAATCAATATCACTAATAACCCTGGAGCTTTAACTTGTGATAAAAGCATTGCATCGGGCAAACTATGGACTGTTTTAGGTTGAGTTCCTTTAATTTTCTATTCATTTTAATTGCTAATCTTTGGGGGTTTTGTGTGTAAAATGTACATATGGCAAACATCGACTTAGCAACCCCACCTTCTGGAGTTGGACCAACTCTGGTTCAAGCTAGCGGAATCAGAGCTTCTCTTAGCATTCCCACTTTTGTTATGCTAACGCCTGCAAATTATGCAGCGTTAGCAGCTTCTGGAATTATTAACGACAACACAGTTTACATTGTAAAAGAATGAGCCGCGCAGCCGTATATGTAGGAACAGCTCCAGTTTTATACTTGGATTCTATCAGTGAAGTGTCTCCACCTGCACCGACTCCTTGGGTCAGACCAGCATGGCCAGCGCTAGCAGATTTAACATCCACAGATAATACGTTTACTGCTATATATGGTGTTGATAGTACTGATAGCAATTTTGTATCTTTATTAGTCGCGACAAGCGCTGGAACGTATACAGTTGATTGGGGTGATGGTGTAATTGACTCTGGAATAGCAAGTAATGTTCAGGCTAATCACACATATGATTATGCTAGTATTACAGCATCAGTTGTAGGGGAGTATAAGCCAGTAGTCGTCACAGTTACATCACAAGGAGGAAATATTACAACATTTGATTTACAGCGGAAAAATCCACTTAATACTCCTATTGCAGCATCAAGAATTAACTGGCTAGACGTGGCTATTAATGCTTCAGCCATGACTGCCTTGAATATTAGCGCATTAACTGTTATAGTTAGATTGACTGCGCTTCAACAAGTTACAATTTATAATAATTCTATTACTAATATGAGTTATTTGTTTAGCAATTGCCCTTTTTTACAAAGCGTATCTTTACTAAATAGTCTATTAGTAACAGATATGAGTAGTATGTTTAATGCTTGTTATAATTTACAAAGCTTGTCTTTATTCAATACATCAGCAGTGACTAATATGAGTAGCATGTTTAGTTCTTGCTATAATTTAAAAAGTTTACCTTTGTTTAATACAGCAGTAGTGACTAATATGAGTAGTATGTTTAATTCTTGCCAGTCTCTCAAGACTGTGCCTTTGTTTAATACGTCAGCAGTGACTAATATGAGTTTGATGTTTAATACTTGTAATCAACTACAAAATGTTCCGCTATTTATTACATCTGCTGTAACTAATATGAATCTGATGTTTAATGGTTGCTCTTCTTTACAAAGCGTACCTTTATTTAATACAGTTTCAGTTACTAATATAAGTAGTATGTTTCAAAATTGCTTTTCTTTACAAAGTACACCTTTATTTATTACATCTGCTGTAACTAATATTAGTGGCATGTTTAGCTCTTGCCGCTCTTTAAAAAGCGTACCTTTATTTAATACAGCAGCAGTGATAAATATGTCTGGCATGTTTTCAAATTGTTCTTCTTTAGAAACTGTTCCATTATTTAATACATCAGCAGTGACTGATATTAGTGGCATGTTTGGCTCTTGTAACTCTTTAAATAGTGTACCCTTATTTAATACAGCAGCAGTGACTAATATGATTCAAATGTTTAATACTTGCCCTTCTTTAAAAACTGTTCCATTATTTATTACATCTGCTGTAAATAATATGCAGCAGATGTTTAATGCTTGCACTTCTTTACAAACTGTACCTTTATTTAATACATCTGCTGTAACTAATATGACTAATATGTTTGCTAGCTGTTTAGCTTTACGAACTATACCTTTATTTAATACAGCAGCTGTAACTAATATGAATCTGATGTTTAATGGTTGTAATTCCCTAGAAACTGTTCCTTTATTAATTACAAATTTAGTAAGTAATATGAGTAATATGTTTGATGGTTGTAGGTCTTTACAAAATGTACCTCTGTTTAATACAGTAGCAGCAACCAATATGAGTTTGATGTTTAATACTTGTTTAACCCTATCGAGTATTCCTATATTCAATACAGCAGCAATCAATTCTGCATCAAATAGTTTTATTTTTAATTCCTGCCCAAGTCTATGTCGAGGTCGTACAAATGGAATAAGATTTGCTATTAGTTACGCTAGTTGCAAGCTATCAGCAACTGCACTTAACGACATCTTTACAGGTTTAGGAACTGCTAGTGGAGCGCAAACAATTACTATTACAAACAATCCTGGTGCCGCCACTTGCACAAGAAGCATTGCAACTGCCAAGGGTTGGACAGTAACAGGTTAAAATTTTATGAACACACAAGGATTCTATAAATACACAAACAACGAGCTTTTTTACGGACCCAATTTCGTAATCAACGCTAACTACGAGCTAATTGCCGAAAATCATGAACAATACACTTATCCAGTTGATGGATGGAGTTGGTTTGATAGTGAACTAGAAGCAAAAGCCTTTTTTAACATTCCAATTTCGGAACCATCAGAACCAAACCCACCATTCACCTTACCAAATATAAACTAATAAAAATATGCCAATCCCAGCACAAAACCCAACCACCGTTCCCGCAGTTCCAGAAAAATCATTCTCTGATCTGTGGCTTTATAACATTAATATTCATTCTCCAGCAGTTAATTCTGGGCGAATTTATATTGAGGCGCTTCCATACAATCCAGATGTTCAAGAAATTGGACCATCGTCAGGGTTGGAAGTCATTTCTACAGATCAATTGTTTCAAGCAGCTTACGACGTTCCAGAAGTGGGCATTGCTTATCAAGCAATCATTGACGCTATCGTTCCATTGAGAGAGTGGATCGCTGCTCAAAACGCTCCTCAACCACCTCCAGTCATTGAAGTGGTTCCAGAAGTGCTTCCAGAAGAGCTTCCTGAAGAAGTTCCAGCAGAAGTTCTTCCAGAGGAAACCGTTCCAGAGGAAACTGTCTCAGAGGAAACCGTTCCAGAAGTGCCATTAGAAGTAGTTTAACATGGACATTCAATTTTTAATCAAAAGAATTCAAGCCTCTTTGAACTTAGAAGTGGATGGCATTGCTGGCCCAGCCACTTGGAAAGCTATTGTTGACGAATTAGCTCCTTTGCCCAAAGAATCTCCAAGCATTGTAGTTGCTAAAACAGGTTCTTTGGCAAAAAAACTAGTAGAATTAGCAAAAGAAGAAATTGGAGTTGAAGAAGTTAATGGAACAAATTGCGGACCTAGAGTTAATGAATACAAATCATCAACCACTCTTAACTCTCGCTCTAGCTGGCCTTGGTGCGCTGCATTTATTTGTTGGTTATTCAAAGAGGGTATGAGAAACTCTAAACACTCTTTTTCTAGACCCACAACTGCTAGCGCATGGGGTTTTGAAGATTGGGCGCGAGGAGAGAATGATTCTATCAAACTGCAAAAACCACCCAACAATGACATTCAACCTGGCGACATTGTAGTCTTTACTTTTTCGCACATTGGATTAGCAATTTCAGGCATTGATTCTGCTGGTTACATTCAAACAATAGAGGGTAATACTGACGGTGCAGGCAGTCGAGAAGGAGGTTCTGTTTTGCAAAAGAAACGTCACATTTCACAAATTCGCAGCAGAATTCGCACTTTTGAATAAATTCTAGTGTAATATATAGTACTATGGACATTCTTATTCAAATCTTCAAAGCCCAGCCATGGTTTCCAGTAGTGGCAAGTATCGTTACAACTGCATCTGCAATTGCAGCAATCACTCCAACTCCTACGCCAGGATCACGCTGGTCTAAATTATATAAAATTATTGATTTCGCAGCGCTCAACATTGGTAAAGCCAAACAAACTGGCGTTTCCAATCCGCTCTTGAAAAAATAATTGACAACTGAGAAATTCTCTCTATACTTGCCAAACCAAACCTCTAGCAGCCCCGTTTGGGGCTGCTTTTCCATTTATGACCACTCAAACCAGATACGAAATCATTCACAGCGGCAATACAATCAGCAGTTTGTCCACCGCAAGTCGCACGCAAGCTTTTGAGAGTTACGCAACAATACGCGAAGCTTTTCCCAAAGACGTTGTTTTAATCCAAGAAGTGGTTAATATTAAAAACATCATTGCTCAGTCTGATGATTCTAGACAGTACAATTTTAACTTTGACGAATAAAAACACTATGGACATTTACATTCTTGGCGACAATCATGGTCAGTATACTAAATTATTAAGCATTATTAGTAAATTTAACTTGCGAGACTCTTACATTCTTCACGTTGGTGATGGTGGAGAAGGATTTCATGATCAGTATGAATCTTTTGATTTATATGATCGTTTAAATAGTGTATTCTTAAGCAGGAATATTCAATACTTGAGCATTCGCGGCAATCATAGCAATCCAGATTTTTTTCATGGCAATTTTAAATTCTCTAATTTCGAGCTTTTGGAAGATTATTCGTTTCGAGAAATCAAAGGAATTAAATTCTTCTTTGTGGGTGGAGCAATATCCATTGACCGACAAGCTAGACAAGAAGGAGTATCTTGGTGGCGAGGAGAAAAATTCGTTTTAATTCCTGAAAAAGCTCAAAAGTGCGATATTCTCATCACTCATTCCGCTCCAATTTGGAACGGTCCAACCACTAAAGGTCCAATTCGTAGCTGGGAAGTTGACGATGCAACTCTTTGGGCAGAATGCTGCGAAGAGAGAAAAGGCGTTTCTTCACTAATTGAGCTTTGCCAACCTAAATATCATTTTTGTGGTCACTTTCACTCTGTTTGTCGTGCAGAAAATAACGGTTGCAAAAGCCGCATTTGCGCTGAACTTGAACTCTATAAACTAAACTATGAAAAATAAAGTATCACTCATTGGATATTACGGATCAGATGAAATCATTGCTTGTTCAGCATGGACTTCCACTTCTAGAGATTTAAGCGAAGAGAAAAGAAATCGCATTCCCAGAATGATTCAGAGACTGTGGCGAGAAGGTCATCACACTCCTTGGGAAAAAGGCATGGTGCATTTTTTAGTAGATACCGAAATTGCCTCACACATTCATTTGCTTAAACACAGAATTTCATCAATGAATGCAGAATCGGCGAGATATAAAGAATTAAAAGAGGACAAATTTTATCTTCCTGAAGATTGGGAAGGGTTGTATCCATCGCAACATATTGGAGTTCAAGATAATTTTTATCATTCTCCTCGAAATTCATGGTTAAGTCTGCTAGACGAGTATACTAAACTGGGCAACTCCCTTTATCATCAGTGCGTTAAAGATCTTGAGCCAACTTTGGGCAGAAAAAGAGCTAAAGAAAGCGCTCGCTTTTTTAAGACTTATAATTCTCAAATTCAAGCAGACATCGCTTTCAACATGAGAAGCTTTGCTAATTTTCAAAACTTGCGCAACAGTGAGCACGCTCAATTAGAAATCAGAGAATTAGCGCAAGAAATGCTCGAACTGGTTAAAAACATTGAAGGTTCTCCCTTTAAACACACTTTAGAAGCGTGGGGCGAAACTAACGTTCAAAAGATAGATATTGTAGAATATTAATGCAATATCACGAACAAAATGCTAGTATTTAACCTCATTTTTTGTTATATACTGTAAAGGTATATATGGAAACAGAAAAGTCATTATTAAAGGAATTCGTGAGTGGAGGATGGATTGTTCCTTTGATAGGGGCGGGCGCAATGTTAGCAAGATTATTGTCATCTGACTCTAATTTAACAGTACTCAATCAAATCAAACGCATCATCACTGCTGCTATCAGCAGTGGTGTTGCGTGGTTTGTTTTAGAGCAAACAGACATTTCTAGTCTTTATAAAGCTGTTACTTATGGCATCATCGGAGTGATATCTCCCGAAATCATTAATGGCATTGTTAAAATTGGAATGAAATTTGCGGCTGATCCATTAAAATTCTTAAAAAAGTAAAATGTATCAGTACAAATGCAAAATAATTGAAATCATTGATGGCGATACTGTGAAAGTGGATGTTGATGTTGGGTTTAATATTTGGATGAACAACGTGGTGATTCGACTGCTGGGCATCGACTCTCCAGAGAGTCGCACCTCTGATCCCGTTGAAAAATCTTTTGGCGTTTTAAGCAAGAAAAGACTAGCAGAACTCTTGCCAATTTCATCCATTCAAGTTGTTCAAACAACTATAAATGACAAATACGGTCGCATTTTAGGAGATTTTATAGTGAACCAAGAGTCTGTGTCAACTTGTCTCATTCGAGATGGCTATGCTGTACCATATAATGGTGAAAATAAAAATAATATTAAAGACTTGCACCAAGCTAATCGGAAAAAATTAGAGTCTGCTGGAAAAATTCCCAAAAATTAGTCGAAAAATGCTTGACGCAGTCTAAATGAGTGGTAAGATACTCTCATGACAGCTTACTCAAACATTCAAGATCGATCTGAAGAGATTGTTTACAAAAAGCAGGGGAAAAAATATGTGCCAATCAATGATCCTTGGGCATATCAAGGACTCTCTGCTGGTTGGTGGTTGGTAAAAGTGTCTGACAAAGGAGGAGTTTCCATGCGTAGTACTATTTATCCTCGCCGCGCCGAAATTGCTGCTGCTGCTCGCGACAAGAGTGAGTCTTTGATTCAAATCATCAGAGAAGCGAGCGAGGCTCGACCAGTAAAAGTGGAAATTTCTCCAGAAGCGTTAGCCGACTGGAATGCTTTAATCGCTAAACATGGACAAGAATTCTCTCATCTTCAATATCCCAGCTTTCATGATAACGCTGCCAGAATCATTGAATCTTTGATGTGCGATAAAGCTCCCCTTGGCGAATCTTATTTTTAGAGAAAAAAACTTTGACAATCGAAAAATCTAGAGTACTCTCCAAAATGAAAGCAATTCTCCTCGCCACCTCTGTAGTAACAGTGCTCACATTAATTGTTGTAAACAACAATGCTTCTACTGTTACAGCAGATAAGCTTCCCGTAGCAGGAGGCGCTCTAACTCAACATTATTACGAGGTTGAGAAAATCAAGCTTGAAATTGAAATGCTTGAATGTGATAAAATATTTACTGTTCGACCTGATTTTGTCATTGACAAAGAGCTTGAGAGTGCGAACAGTAGGCTCAAACAAATGACTGAACTGTTTCAAGAATCCACCAACAACAACCTAAAATAAACTAAATAAAATGATCGAATCCCTCACTCCCGAACAAACTGCCAAAATGTCTGAGTACACTGAGAAGTGGCTGAAGATTGGCATTAATACTGATCGTCTCGACTATGATGAGACTGTGAGCATCATTCACAAAGTGCAAACTCACTTGCTCAAGGTTGAGCCTACTCCAGTAATCATTGTGAACAATCCTGTGGAAGCATGGGTAGCTTGTCACTACTTGAAAGCTGGAGTAGAAGCAGTAGACATTCCCGCAAAGATTGAAGAATACTTTGTCAAGGGTGTTAAAATGGCAATCGAAACTTACACCACTCCCTACCTCAACGGATCGTTCGATGCGAATGTCTGGAGCTTCTACGATTTCTTCCGCGACGAAGTGGGCATCGACTTCAAAGAGGCTAATGAGTGCTACGAGATTTGGCACGCTACCCACAAACTGGGGCAGATTTATCCCATGCCAACTGCTGTGGTAGTGAGTCAAAAGCCTACTGTAATTCACCTCAATGAAGATAATGTGACTCACTGTGACGGTGGTCCAGCCATTGCTTACAATGGTTACGGATTGAACAGTATCTTCATCCTCAACGGAACGAGAGTTCCTGAGTGGTTGGCAGTTACTCCAAGCAATGAACTCACTCTTGATCAGTACAATACTCTGGACAATGCAGACCACAAAATGGAGTTTGTTCGCAAATTCGGAGTTGAAAGAATGCTTTCTTTCGGCAAGAAGATTGACTCTTACGAAAACTATCCTACTGAAGAGTGGTGGACTAAGAGTGAGTATGAACTCTGGGACATGGCCGCTTTGTACCCAGGCATTGATTATGCTCCTCACCTGAAGATGCTCAATCAAACTGTTGGAGTGTGGCATGTCGAAAGTGTCTCTCCAGAGTGTAAGAACCTTCGGCAAGCAATTGCTGAGCGTCTCGGAGACATTGATCTCTCGGATCATGAAATCGTTGGTATCGCTTAATAATTAAACAATAAATAAACATATGAAAAAGAAAATCATCCTTCACGGCGAATGCATTGTGGCTCAGTGCGCAGGCTTGCCTGATGACGCTATTGCTGAGAATCACACTAGTAAAGTAGTGATTGTCGCCAACAGCGAAGTTACTGGCAACCATCACGTTATTGCTAATAAGCCTGGAGTCACCTTCTGGAACTCCAAGAAGACTGGCAAGCGCTACATGAACAGCACTGTGGCAACTGACATTAGCTGCGTCATGTCGGAGCGTCACACTACCATTGACATTGTGCCTGGCACTTATGTAATTGGCATTCAACAAGAATACGATTACATTGCTCAAGCCAAACGCAACGTGGCAGATTAATCGCTAAAACAGTGGCCCTCTGAAGACATCAAACTTCAGGGGGCCTTTTTTATTATA